GACATTTACCCCTCCCCGAGCATATACAACATCTGGCTAAAAGGCAAACAAATAGCCCCGTAACCGCTTGGTTTAGCTGGCTACAGGGCTATTTGCTGGCCCCTCTATCGATTGATAGATAACGGACTTAGTGTACACCCGTTTTGCTTGTGCTGCCAGTGGTTTTTGCGTTTTCGACTGGTGTTGTTTATCTCTTCCTATGATTAGTTGGTTTGCGTTTCTGGCTTTCGTTGGAATGGCGCGGTTTTTGCTTTGTAGTACTCGAACATGTGTACAAAACGTGTAGTTGAGGTGTAGTCAAGGTGTAGTTAAAATATAAGTACAGTCTTAGACGTCCGTTGGATAGAAAGGTTTGGGTTAATGCCTATCAGGAATGAGGATCGGCTGAATGAATGGCCGCGTGGCGCTAAGCGTACTGACTTTGTTACGCGCCGTGAGGCTTTGAAGCTGTTGGGGTTGTCGCCTAAGTCGCGCGGGTCTTTGATCAAGTTGGTTGAGCGTGGAGAGTTGCGCGAGTTTGTGCCGTTGAACGCTAACGGCGTTTTGCTGTTGCGTGCTGAAGTTTTGCGTCTGGGTAATGGTGGTGTTTTGGTTGGCTAGTTTCTTTTTTGGGGTTTCGGGTGTTCCGGTGTCTCAGGGCTCTATGGTGGCTTTGCGTAACGGCCATTTAAGGCACTCTAAAGGGGTTGCCCTTACTAGGTGGCGTGCCTTGGTGTTTAAGGCCGCGTATGAGGCTTGCAGGGGCCTTAACGTGGATGTTCCGTTGGATGGTCCGGTGCGGTTGCGTCTGGTTTTTGTTTTGCCGCGTCCTAAGCGCCCAAGGTTTTGGGTTCCAGCTGTTAAGCCTGATCTGGATAAGCTGGTGCGCGCTGTAGGTGACTCGCTTTGTCCGTCTAGTGGTCCGCGTGTGTTGCGTGAGGATTCACGGATTGTCCACGTTGACGCATACAAGGTTTACGCTGATTACCCGATCCAGCCGGGTTTGTTGTGCTGGGTTTCTACTGTTGAGGGAGTTCGAAAGTGAATAACGATCTGTTTAAGGCGCCTAGGAGCGTGTTTGCGGGCACAGAATTTAAGGGCCTATCTGTTAGGGCTAAGCTGCTTTATTTGGCCGTCTGTGCGCATCCTGGACTGTCTGAGTGTGGCGTGGGGCGCTGGGATGAGGAAACGCTGGCTGGTTTGTGCCCTGACTTGACTTACCGGGAGTGCATGGAAGCGGCCTTTGAGTTGCTGGCGGCTGGGCTGATTGTTTTTGATCCGGTCACCGGTGAAGTTGGGCCACGCGGCTTTTTGTCGTGGATCAATCTAGGTCGGTCACGTGATGCAGATCACGTTGTTGCAAAGTTTTATGACACATCTAGCCCGGTTGTCATTTTATGTTTAGCTGTGGATGCAGTTTGCTGGGCTGTGGATAACTCTAAAAAGTCCACGTTTAAGCAGGTGGAAGCGGGTTTGTGTGATTTGGTTGATAGGCTTGATCCTGATAATTTGGTACGCCGTTTATCTGACCTTATGTCATTGCGGACGGAAAGTTTTATGACACATTCGCTTTTTGTGTCAGAAAAGTGTGACGTCAGCGACATGGTGTATAAGTTGTTAAACACCCTAACCGTTGCAATTTCAACGTTTCCTCAATCTGATTACGCTGTGAGCGTAGAGCTCTTGACAAAACTCAAAAAAACGCACATAATAGATATTAATAATAAAGATGATGGTATTAACTCTTACATTAGTAAAGATGATACCTACACTAATGGTTATAAAGCTGATAATAGTAAAGATGATATATTAGCTTCTAATAAGTCAGTTACTAATAACTTACAATCTAGTAAGTTAACTTATAGGGGCAAAAAACCGCGTTTGCAGCTTGTCAGCAACACTTCAACGCCTGAACCTGTGGAAAACTTGCCCTTGCCTGTGGAAAACTTATCCACACCCAAACGGGCCACTTACAGCCCCGAGTTCGAACAGTTCTGGGCAGCATTCCCCAAAGCGCGGCGAGTAGGCAAAAAAGGCGCCTACGCAAAATGGCAACAAGTGATCCGCAAGGGTGAAGCAACCTTTGAGGAAATCATGGAGGGTCTAGAGCGCTACAAGGCCGGTTGGAACCCCGCCTACTACCACATGCCTACTACGTGGCTTAACAAGGGTCTGTGGGATGGCGACTACCAGCCCCGCGCCCGATCCACTATGCAGCGTTTCGCGGCTATCGCCATGCAAGCCGCTGAAGACCAAAACAACAACAACACGATCTGGGAGGAAACAGACAATGAGTTCTAAGCAAGCCGTCGCAGCAGCACTGGCCATGTTGACCGAGTGCGGGCTGGTTAAGGTTGGCCCTGAAGACAATCTCGAAGACAAGGTCAGCGTGTGGCACCTTGTCCTTGGGGACGTCGTTAGCGATAGTGTGCTTAAGGACGCTACGTTAGCCGTCTGTAGGGCCGTTGAAAAGCAGTATGGGGTTGTTACCCCACGGGACCTTATGGCGGCGGCTGAAAAGCTACGCAAGGGCCGTATCCGCGAAGTGTGTAAGCGCACGCCGGTTCCGGTTGGTGACCGTGACGCGGTGGATCAATGCGCCTATGCTCGCGGCTGGTTGTGGGCTGTTGGTGAGGGTTTGAGTCTTGAAGAAGCTGACCGTAACGGGCTAGCGGCTGTTATGTGTTACAAGGCGGTTGAGGGTCGGGAACCTGAAACCCGCCCTGAACGCCTTCTAAGCCGCCTTAGCGAGGCCATTAAGCCCGATAAGGTGCCCTGGGTAGGGTACGTTAATAAAATCCCCGTAAAACGGCTTACAGCGGCCCCTAGCGGCGGTGAGGATGTAGACCCGGCGCAAGTGGAAGTGGCCAAAGCAAAACTACAAGCACTAGCCGGTTCGCACGTAGTCCCCAACTAAACAACATGGCCACAAAGGAAGCACATATCGCCCTTTGTGGCCATGACTGTTTGTGTATACAATAAACGCGACGGCGAAAAGGGTTTCACCTCCTCCCCCAATCGCCGCCGCCCCCACACAAAGGCGTGTGGATGAGAAAAGGGTCTAGGCTTAACTCCACCTAGACCCTTTTCTCTGCAACCAGTCTTAGAGAAGCTGGAAGCTGGTCACATACATAAAGCCGTCTTCGCCGCGTTGCAGCTGGCAGTCCATGTATTTCTTCTCTATCCCGTCTTGCGTGTAAACATGCACGGGGTAGTCAATGTACATGATGCCGGTTTGGGGGTCTTGCCATTCGCGGGACTGTGCTTTGTTCTTCAGCAACCAGAAGCCGCCGGGGTACAGTTTCTCGCCGTACTCTGAGCAAATCTTACGGGCGCTCTTGGGCACGCCGGTAGGAATACTGGTTGGGGTGGCGTTGGTGGCTACAGTGGGCTTAGGTGAAGCCGTAGGGCTGGCTGTGGGCGTCGGCGCGGACGCGCTAACGGTTGGGGTTGGGGTTGGTTGGGTCTTGCCAGTGTCCTTACCGGCCAACACTCCCACTAAGGCCAGGAAGCAAGCCACGATTACCGCAAAGGCGACAGCATAGAATACAGTGTTAGCTACCTTGTTTGGGCAGGGAGAATTAAGCCAGATAATCAGGCGGTTGTATAGGTTTTTCATGCCCTAATTATATCAAAGCCCCCATGCGTGCAATGTGATATGTAACACTTGCGCGTTGGTTGATTCTTACCCTCCACCCCGATAAAATTAAGACACACGAAAGGAGTAAACATGCACGACTGCGCAGACCTAGAAGAGCCACATTCCATATTCCTAAGCGGACCCGATTTTGCTAACGTCAACTACTGGATGTCCCTATTGTTGCAGGCATTAGAAGCCGAAAAAAGCCGGCAAGAACATTTAGCGAGGAAAGAACGAGGCGATACAAGCGATGATGACAGCCAGTGAAGCGTTAGAAGTACACTTAGCCGAGCTGCAACGCAGGTTTAGCCGCATCGGCGGTAGCGGCTGGCAAGACAAAGCCACATGTAAAGGGTTACCCCTGGACCTGTTCTACCCGGAAGACTCCACCGAACGGATCAACACCGACAAGGTAATTAACGGCCTTTGCAAGCGTTGCCCCGTGAAAAACGAGTGCTTACAAATGGGGCTTTTGGAGGGCATACCCCCTTTCGGGTTGCACGGTGGCCGAACCTCAACAACCCTACGTAAACTAGCGCCATATAGGGAGAAAATCATGAACCCACGCACACCTAAGCCAGACGAATTAGCACACATTATCGAGACTCGCCTACACCTGACTAACCGCGAAGCGTGGCTAGCTAAGCTGGAAGCCACACAAGCTATTGATCCACGCACCAAGCGGGAAAAGCGTATCGAGAAACTACTAAATGAAATCATGGGCTTGAAAAAGGAACTAATGCGATCTATGGAGGTTGCGTTAGGTATCTACGAAGCGCCTATTGATAGTGCACAGAACAAGGAGTGAACACACATGGGACATAAGTTAGAGTTTGACGAAGTTAAGCACCGTTACACGTTGGACGGTGAGAATATCCCGTCCGTGACTACGATTCTTGGGGCTGGTTTCCCTAAGCCTTATCTTATGTATTGGGCCGCTAAGATGGTTGCTGAGGCGGCGGTGGATGAGGCCGAAAACATTGCCCGCACCTTGGAGGTGCGCGGCGGCGACGCGCGCGGGGACCTCATTAACCGTCTTAAGGCCGCGCCGTGGCGTTACCGTGACAGTAAGGCCCGTAAGGGTACGGCTGTACACAGTTTGGCTGAGCAGTTGGTTAACTGGGAGGAAATCGAACCAGCCCCCGAGCTCCGACCCTATCTTGACGCTTACCTTAGGTGGCTTGACGATAACCCGTCTTTTGAGGTTATCGCCACTGAGGTTCCCGTCGCCTCTACGTTACACGGTTACGCGGGTACCGCTGACCTTATCGCCGAGTTTGAGGGCGACACCTGGTTGTTTGACCTGAAAACGTCTAACAGCGTGCATGGAGAGCATTTCGCGCAATGCGCCGCCTATGCCAACGCCGACTACTACAAGGGGCCTGACGGCAAGCTACACCCTATGATACCGGTTGATAGGGTTGGGGTTATTCACCTAACCCCACATGAAGCTACGCTCTACCGTGGCCCCGAAATTAAGGAAGCTTGGGCGGCGTTCCTGGCTGTTAAGGCCGTAGCAGACCAAGTGAAGAATATTAACTCTTGGGTTAAGAAAGGACTAAGCAAATGAGTGAACAGAGTCTTGTTGTTTCGGACAACAACAGCTTTGAGGCGCGCGCCCTGGCCGTGCAAGGCGGCCTTAACGCCTTTGATAATTCCTTGCTGGCGGCTAAGGCTGTAGCTGATAAGTTAATCGCTACATCGTTTGTGCCCGCGTCTTGGTCTAGGGGGAAAGTACCCCCCGCCGATCTTGCGGTGACTATCGTTAAGGGCGCAGCTTTAGGCATGGACCCGATTACCGCCGCTAACTCGCTTTACGCGATTAACGGCAAGCCCGCTATGTATGCGGAAACTATGGCCGCATTGGTTAAGAACGCTGGTTACGATATTTGGGCTGATGAAGCCACAGACAAAGCCGTTACCGTGTGTGTGCGTCGCCGCAACTCCGAGATTGTTCACTCTTCCACGTGGACTATTGAGCGCGCCCGCAAGGCCGGTTACATGTCTAATACGCGCTACGAAACTAACCCACAACAAATGTTGTACGCGCGCGCGTTGTCTGAGGCGTGCAAGCGCGGGGCGCCTGAAGTATTGGCTGGCCTGTCTAGCGTTGAGGAAGAAAGTATTGCCGTTGGCGAGGCTGAGGTTAAGCCCATGCAGCGTAAACGCAAGCCGGGTAAGGTTAAGCCGAACGATGTGCCCGAAGCTGACGCCGCCCCGGTTGTTGGTGGGGCTATCTACGAAGAAGCCGAGATTATCGAAGAAGAAGAAGAAAGTGAGGAAACCAAATGAGCTTGTTTGCGTCTCTTGCCGTGGTGCTTTGGTCGGCGCCGTTTGTTTGGTTCTGTGTTCTGATTGGTAGCGCCCTTATTTGTGGCGCTTTAGAACATGGCTGGGATGAAGTCAGCATTTGGTGGACTGACCGCCGCCTGAAGCGTGAAGCCGACAAGAAACGAAAGGAAAAGAAATGACGCCGTCTTTTTGGCTTACCCTAACCACTATTATTTGCGTTACGTTGATGGTATGTGGTGTTGACTTGGCTAAGGTGTTTATGTCGGGCCGCAAGTGTCGGGTTTGCAAGAAGTGTGAGGCCGACACCCAAGCAGCTGATGGCGCTAAGGAATAGCTATGTTGTGTGTCGTTAAGTTACTAACCTTAGTCGCCGTTATTGTCGGTTGTGTGCTTTTGCACGTAACCGAGTAGTTGACTGGCGGTTAGATTATGACTATTTCGGTAGCCCTGTCCGTGCTTGCTTTTTATGGTTTCTTTTTGCTTTTAGCTGTGCTTGATTCACGAAACGGTGATTAGGTTATGAGTATGTGGCTTGCTGGGGCCGTGTCTTATATGAGTGGCATATTTGCGGCCACACTAGTTTTTATCCCTATCGGGTTCGGTATGGCCGTGTTCATGGGGGCTGTAGTGTGGGTGCTAATGCTGCTGGAAGAAGTGAAGAACAAATGAGCGCGGCCCTAGCTGTTAGCGCTAGTAAAGGGGCCGCTTTGCTGGTTGGGTTAGGCCCATTCTGGCTAACTGTGTTGCTGGTCTCATTAATTGTTTCTTCCTTGACCGTCGTTTTCTTTACGATACTATTAATGGCGTGGGTGTTTAACTGGTTCGACACTCGCATCGAACGACTATGGGAACACACAGAAAAGGAAAGATAATGTTTTGCATAAACCATCGCGGTTTCCTTGTTCGCCTTGGCGGGGCTGGAATCTCGATTGACCGGTTCGTCTATACCGATAGGGGCGGAAATATTATTCCGTTCGGTACAATAAAGCGCATTGTCGAAAAATTCTACAACACCCCTGACGTGACACAAATAGTCTTGCGCGATTACCTATGGCTTGCGTGTGGCATCGACATGTCTTTGTCGCAAAAAGAGGAGAACTAATAATGGGTAATAGCATTGTTCTTGACCAGGATAGCGCCGCTGAAGAATATGCCAGTGTCCTACGCGGGCGATATGTAACCAGCGTTACTGTCGTTGACGGTAACGATTGTGCCCCACTGGAAGCTATTTTCACTCTCGATAACGGCATCACCCTTGTTGCCCACGGCAATGAGGGGTGCACGGCTTGCGGTAGCGACTGGTATTACATCGAAAAAGCTTTCGCATGTGGCAGTGCTCAGGCGCGCATCATGAGCGCCCATGTTAAGCACAATGAATATGAGTTTGAAGATGTTTACACCATTTTCGTTATGTTTGACGGCATCTCTAGCCAGGTTCCCCTTATGGCTGTTAGGGGCAGCGGCTACGGCTATTACGGTACCGGGTTCACCCTAACCGTATATCCCACCACAAGCGAAAAGTACGGACCACATGCGCAATAACAAACCATACAGATAGGAAAGATAGTGGACTATATCATCATTGAGGGCAACCTCACCCGTGACCCTGAACTCAAATTCAGCCAGAGCAACAGCAAGCCGTACTGTTTCTTCACCGTGGCGGTTAGCTACCGTGAACAGCGTAACGGTAGCTGGCAGGATGTGGGCACCTGCTATTACTCTTGCACGGCGTTCGGGAAGATGGCCGAAAACATTACCGAAAGCCTAACCAAGGGCAACCGCGTTGTTGTGGCTGGCCGTAAAACCACCGAGTTCTACACGGCTAAGGACGGCAGTCAGCGCACCAACGAGCGCATTAACGTTGATCACTGTGGGCTTAGCCTACAGACCGCTTGCGCCCGCGTCATGGCCAACCCTAACGGCAACTACAATAACCAGTCTCAGCAAGGCGGCTACCAGCCCCAACCGCGCGGCAACGGCTACGACTACGACCCGAACAGTTGGGGCGGCAACCCGCAAAGCCCCGCGTTCTAAACAAATGGAGGTACAGAAAATGGAAGAACAGTTTAAAGAAACCGTTAAAGCCCTTTGGCTATCCACCCCGGATAAGGAATACCACCTAAAGGCGTTCCCGAACCTGGCAGGTGAAGAACTAGCTAAGGCACAGTTCGAGTTTAAGACGTTCGCGGCATTAAAGGACATGACCGCCGCGTTTAACGCCTACATGAATAGTGTTTGGTACAAGTACAAGCCCACTGTGGCCGCTAACAACCTCCGCACTGTTATTCAAGCATCTATCCACATGCTTAAGGTGATTGACCCTAAGATTACCGCCGACAAGCTTGCAGAACTAACCTACGCAGAATGGCAGCGCGCCAAGGCTAAGCACGGCGAACATACGTTCGATTCTCCCTTAATGCCTGAATATTCTAAAATCATGGCGTTCATGGAAGAATACGGCGAGGTGGCAAGGGCTTTGACATATGACAAGGAACACGCCGGAAACTTGTTGGATGAAATTGTTCAAGTAATCGGCTTGGCTGTCGCGTGGTTGCTGCTGGTTGAAGCAACCAACCAAAAGCAGTGGCTAACGCGCAACAACCGTATTTCGGTATTCTAAATGGCCCGCACCGCTAAACAAGTTTTTGACGATATACGCGGCGAGTTCCTGGCCAAGGAAGATAACATCGAGCGTCTAGTTGAGGATGAGCTTTTAGCTTACGCGGCCCTTGTCGCAACGGTTGAGAAAACAGTTGAAGACCTGGAAGCGTGTCGGTCAAAGCCGTTGGAAGAACGCAAGTTGCTTAACGAAAAAATTTTGTTAGACATCCTGGCCAAAGCGTCCGCTGAGATACGGGCGTATAAGTCGAAAATGCGCCCTAGACCTAAACGCCGATAGCGTGTAATATCTTCCTTACGGGCGGTGCTAAATGAACGCATCGTCGGGGATTGGGTGTGTTGCCCCCTTGCTTGTTAGACAGTCGTTTAATAAGCAAGGGGGTTAACTGTATACTGTGGGCTATGAGCAAAGAAGTTCGTGGCTCGCGCTGGCGGCGAGTGCAAAAACAGTTTATGCGCAACGCACGCTACAACAAGCTACCGTGTGCACTGTGTGGGCAACCGATTAATTACACGACGCGCAACCCTAATGATTGGGACGCGCCAAGCGTGGACCATATTAAACCCTGGATTTACGCACCAGAGTTGCGCCTAGACCCAGCTAATTTGCAGATAGCGCACCAAGAGTGCAACAAGATCAAGGGCACCGGCAAACAGGCTATGCCGTCAATTGGCAACCAGTCGCGGCAGTGGGGAAAGAAAACAAATGAGTAAAACACTATATGGCGAAACCAAGGCGGCAATTGCTAGCGCAGACTGGCTAACCGGCGCTGACGCCGGGCAGATTCAGGCGCTAACCGACTTGGGGTCAAAAATTGATGACGCACTGCTAGACCTAGAGTCGTACACTATCCGCGACATTAAAGACCTAACGCTTGCCTACAACAAAATTAGTGAATCGCTAGGCTTATCGCCTAACGTGCGCGCATCATGGGAACGCCGACAGCGCCAAGGCAAGGGGACCGGCATGAACAAGCTACAAAACGACATTGCAAAGGCTTTACAGTTTTGAAACCCCCAACGCTACCTAAAGACTATAAGAACAGTCCCGAGGGTTCGTACTATTGGGAGTTCCTGGCCCAAGCTGAGGCCAGGTGCAAGTTTAAGGTAGCCGGGTATGACGGACCTAAAGGTAGCCGTGAACCGCGCATTTGTACGCCCCCGTTACGCCCTTTGACGCCTGAAACAACCCTAGGGTATGCGTGTATTAGTTTCGCTGAAAACATCCTTGGGGTGCAGCTATTGCCATTCCAGCAAGCCCTGCTGATTAGGGCTTTAGAGACCGCCCCCGGCCACAGGTTACGGTTTAAATACGTGTTCCTACTGGTTGCGCGACAGAACGGCAAGTCAACCGTGGCGCAGGTAATTAGCTTGTTTTTTATGTTCGGCTTGCGTAAACCGACAGTTGTCGGCACTGCGCAAGACCTATCCATAGCCGAGGGCTTGCTGGCTGGCTGTGTTGAGGTTGTCGAAAGTAACCCGATACTGAAACACTATGTGTTGAACGTTAACAACACTAACGGCAAGAAAAGCCTAACCGTGGCCTGCGAAGGGCCAACCGGCGACCTGGCCGCAAGCACCTATCTAGTTAAGGCCGCAACCCGTAAAGCTGGCCGTGGTTTGTCTAGTGACCTTGTGTTGCTGGATGAGCTACGCGAACAAACAAACTGGGTGGTTTGGGCGGCTGTAGCCAACACGATTATTGCCCGCCCTAACGCCCAAGTGTGGGGTTTGAGCAACGCGGGCGATATTTCGTCAGCGGTCCTAATGCACTACCGCAAACAAGCCCACAAGGCCCTTGGTGACCCTGACGGGATAGTTAGGGAAGACGAAAAAGAAAACGGCCTAACCCTACAAGTCAAAGACGGTGCAGAAGATGATGACAGCGTGGGCTTATTTGAATGGTCAGCTAAGCCCGGCAGGTCAATTATGGATCGGGACGGTTGGCTAGAAGCAAACCCCGCTATCGGTTGGGTTATTGACCCGGCAGTTATCAAAACAGCCACGGCGCAACCAGAAGCCGAGTTTAGAACCGAGTGCCTATGCCAGTGGGTGCTAGACATGTACGAAGGCCCGTTCGCGCACGGCGCTTGGGACAAGTGCCGAGACATGGCCGGGATTATCCCTGACGAAAACCCCGCCGTTTTCGCCGTGGACGTTTCCTGGGACCGTGACCTAGCCTACGTGGCCGCAGCGGGCATAAACGCCGATGGGCGCCCACAGGTTGAAATATGTGCTGGCCGCGCTAGTCGCAACTGGCAGGAATGGGTTCCAGAATGGTTCACTTCCTGGGTGGACCCCGCTAACCAGGTTGACGTGGTCGTTAACTCCAAAGGTTGCCCCGCAGCGGCTCTAATAGACCATTTGAAGAAAGTGCCCGGCCTACGTGTGCGTGAATGGCAAGGTTCGGACGTGACGCTAGGCTGTGGCTTGTTCTATGACCGGGTTATGGCGGCAGAAAAAGAAAACCCTGACCGAACACCACTGGCGCACCGTGGCCAGGAAGCCCTAGACCTGGCCGCTTCCGCAGCGGTCAAACGCAACGCGGGCGACGGTTGGATGTGGGATAGGCGCAACAGTAGCCGCGACATCTCGCCCCTAATTGCTTGCACCGCCGCTTTGTGGTGGCTTGAAACGGTGTATGTCAACAAAAAGACAACCTCAATTTATGAGTCTGGCGTGCTAGACTTAATTTAGATATATATGTCCATACAATGATAGGGCAAAATGTATAGAACTTTACGCCGCTACGTCGCGGCAATCGTCACAGTAGACATTGGGGACGCAAGCATTAGGGGAACCCTAAGCCGCGTCGATAAACACGCTATCACGCTAATCAACTGCTCGCAGCTTATCCCACCCACCGTGCAGAACCCAACCCCAACCCCGGTTGAGATTTCGGGCTCTATCATTGTGCCACTTCCTTGTGTAGTGCAGGTGTGTTAAATGATCTTTTCAACCCTTGCAGAACTTAACGAGACGGTAGGGAAAGGTAACGGCGTCGTACTCGATGTCGTAGACCCTCCCGTACCGTTAATCGGCTTTGAGCCCACTAACGGCATTAACGTATCCAACATTTGGCGTACCCAACCTAACGTGCGCATGGTGGTTGAATTTATCGCCAACAATATTGCGTCTATCCCGCTATACGTGTACAAGCGCAATGCCGATAACGGGCGCGAACGTGTGCGCGACGGTGAACTAGCTAGGGTACTTGGCAACCCTGGCAACAGGCTAACCCCGTTCCGGTTTTGGTATAGGGTGCTGGTTGACTATTTGCTGTACGACTATTGGATCGTGCTAGTGCAACGCACCGAGACCGGCGAATATAACCTTGTTCGCGTGCCCCCATACCGCGGAACTATCGTTACCGATGGTTTGCAGCGTGCGCAAACTATCCGGGTATCCGTGAATGATGGAACAACCGTTGACCTGGACCCTGAAACAGTGTTGTTTGACATGGGGTATAGCCAAACGTCACGCGGCTACACGTCACCTATTGTCACGCTGTCTCAGATCATTTCACAGAGTCAACAGTCTTTAGCATACCGTGATGAGGTTATGCGCAACGCGGCAACACATACAGGCATTGTGCAGCGTGAAACGGAATGGCCAAGCCAGGAAGCGCGCAACAATTTTGTGCGCTCATTGCGCCAATTTTCTAGCGGCAACAACCGCGCGGGCGGCACCATGCTTTTAGATGAGGGCATGAAATGGGTTGACCGCAACTATCAGGTTCCCCTAGTTGATGACCTGGAAGCGCGTAAACTATCGGCTGTTGAGGTTTGCGCCGCCTACCATATCCAGCCAGAGTTGCTGGGTATCCGTGAGGGCACCTACGCCAACCAGGAAGCGTTTAGGCAGTCACTCTATAGGGACAACCTAGGGCCATACATTACAGCCCTAGAACAGTCTGTAAACCCGCTTGTTGGGATGCTTGAACAGCCCTCCGACAATTACATTAAAGCCCACGTTGACGTTAAGTTGCGTGGCTCATTCCAGGAACAGGCAAGCTTGCTTGTATCCTCCACTGGCCGCCCGTTCCTAACCACAAACGAAGCGCGCGCAAAGGTCGAGCTAAACAGCATTGAGGGCGGCGACGAACTAGTCACGCCACTAAACGTCCTTGTTGGTGGCCAAGCATCCCCACACGATTCAGGGAGTCAAAACGAAAAACAGGCACCCGAAACAGCCGTTAAAGCCGCCCCTGAACCGGAAGAAGAAAACGACTCACACCAGTTAGCAGCAAACACTCTCATTGGTGGCTGGGAAGATAAAGCCGCTGAAATGTTCGCTAAATTCTATGCAAGGCAAGGGCGCAGCATCCAAGCCAAGCTAGGAAGCAAAAGCGAGGAATGGTGGGAACAAGATAGGTGGGTTAAAGAACTAGCCGACGATCTGTTTAAACTATCCAAGCTGGCCGTGGCCGACATGGGACCAAAGGCGGCTAAAGCATTGGGCTTTGACCCCGATAAAGAATGGTCTCTAGAAAAGTGCATTGGTTATTTGTCGGCGGTGTCAAAGAGTCGCGCCCGTATGGTTAACGATGCCACCTATAGGGCCATTAAGGAAGCTCTAGACAATGCCGGGGACACCGCTACGCTGTTTAGCGAGACAGAAACAGACAAGCGCGCTAAGCGCAGCGCAGCAATGTTGCTGGGCGCGTTGAGTTCATTCACTGCCAACGAGGCTATACAGCAAGCCCGCCCCGGTAAAGGCGGCAAAAAGACTTGGTACACACCAAGCCCTAACCCCCGCGCTAGTCACCGCCGCATGAACGGGCAAAGTGTCGGCACCGGTAAACTATTTAGTAACGGGATGCAATGGCCGCATGACCCCGCAGGCGGCGCTGACGAAGTGGCCGGTTGCACATGCTACGTAATAGTGGAAAGTGGTAATTAAAATGACACAGATTCTTTACAAGAACGCGGCAAGCGTGAAAGCCAACCCGGAACAGGCAGGGTTTACTGGGTATGCGTCTACCTGGACTCGCACCCCTGACTATGCCGGGGATGTGGTGGCTAAGGGTGCGTTCACCAAGACCCTGGCTGATTGGGCGGCTAAGGGTTGCGATATTCCCCTACTGTGGCTACACAACGACGCTGACCCTAACGCCTATATTGGGTGGGCTAAATGTACAGAGGACGACCACGGCCTCAAGGTTGACGCCACTATCGACACAGATAACCCCATGGCTAAACAGGTTCATAAGTTGCTGAAGAACAAGCAGGTTGCGGAAATGAGCTTCGCGTTCCGCGTGCTTGACTCTGCAACCATTGAGGTAGAAAACGGCATCAAAGCCAATGAACTACGCGAACTAGACCTGCTGGAAGTCTCTGTTGTGCCTCACGGTTGCAACCCTGATACTAGCATTGACGATGTTAAAGCAGCGTCAAACACCCCTTTGTTCACCAACGAAGAAGTAGCTAAACTAAAAGCATTAATCAATCAGGCCCCGAGCGGGGAAGCGGATAGCAAGTCTAGCGAGGATGCAGGGCGCATTAAGCACGACGAGGCTTTGAAGCGAATCGCAAACCAGGTCAAGGAATACTTGACACTACCTGATTAAAGGACAAACTAAAAATGGCAAAGACGCTAAGGGAACAGCACGCCGAGCTAGCCGCAAAGGTTAAGGGGCTCGAAGCTGACCTACAGAACGAATACAGCCAGGAACGCCTAGAAGAATACCGCAAGGGCGCTGAGCGCCTAAAGGAACTCTACAACGCAGTACAGGCTGTGGAAGAAACCAAGGGCCTTGTAGACTCTCTGGCCGCTAATACTGAGGAACCCGCCGCCCCCGCTAACGGCGCGGTGGACGAATCGGTTAAGGGCCTGAGCATGGCTGACCGGTTTGTTAAGTCTGAAAACTACCGGCGTTTCGCAAAGTCACGTGTCGGTAGCTCCGGCGCCCCGGTGACTATTGACCCGGTTAAGGTGGGTTCGCTTGAAGAGTTCATGGTTGAACGCAAGTCTTCAAACGTGCTTGCAACCCCGGTGGCGCGCCTACAGCCCGCACGCTACCCTACCGTTGACGCTATCGACCGCGCGCCGCTAACCCTACTGGATGTTATCGCACGCGGCAAGATGGCAACCCCGGCCTTTGAGTATGTGCAGATCACTGGGGTTAGCCGGAACGCTGCTATTGTGCCTGAAGCTACCACCACGAATAACGCGGCCAATTTGAAGCCTATCTCCGACTTCACCACGAACATGGCCGAGTGCAAGGCCGTAACCATGGCCGATGGTTTCATTGCGTCTACTCAGATGTTAGAAGACGCGGGCGCGTTCGCTACCTGGATGCAGGGCGAATTAACCTACAACCTGAACGCCCTGATTGAGGATAACGTTCTGAACGGCCCGGGCGGCTCCGGCAAGCTGACCGGTATTCTAGCCACTACCGGGTTGCAGAACTTGACCTATACCGCTACCGCTGGCACTGATGGCGCTATTGACCTTGTTAAGGCCGCACGTCAAGCGGTAACCAAGCTAGAGAACGTGGGCACCACGATTAAGTGTGTGCTTATCAACCCTGAAGACGATGAGCTGCTAGACCTTGCGCAAGACGCCGACAAGCGTTTCTACAGTGCGGGCCCGTTCGGGCGCGGGCCTAACACCCTCTGGGCTCTCCCGCGCATCAAATCGGCCAAAGTGCCGCGTGGCACTCAGATTATCGGCGACTTCAACCAGGTTCAGTTGCTCGACTACAAGGGCATTAACGTTAATGCTTTCTCGCAGCACGCCGACTTTGCTCAGCGCAACTTGGTATACGTCCGTGCTGAATGCCGCGCCGGTCTGGCCATTTACCGCCCGAACCGCCTATGTGTGGTGAAGAAGAGCTGATGATTATCTTTAACGGTATCCGCTACCGGTTCGAGGATGCACTCGAACTAGGTTTGATTGGCCCTGACGGCGGGGCGCAGGTTGAGGGTGTCGCCTTTGACGGCCCCGCCCACGCCCCGCGCCACCTGGCCATTGAAGACAGTGCCCCAACCGATGAGGCCCCCGCCGATGAGGATGAGGCACCCAAGCAAACTGGCCGGGGCAACCGCCCCCTAGCCAAGGCAGAATAGGAAAACCCTAGATGAGTTTGTCAGACCGGGCAGGCGTGAACGTTCCCCTGCTTGTAACCCCCGAAGTTATTGCGGAAGCTAGCGGCGGCGCTGTACACGCAGCAGACCCGCGCCTGCCCGTTCTGATCGACGGCGCAACCAACGCGCTTAGGGCTTGGCTGGGCTGGCATGTTGCCCCCGTAATCACCGAGGTTATGACCTTGGACGGGAACGGACATACAACCCTACAGTTACCGTCAACCCATGTTCTATCTGTGGATGTACTAGCTATCAACGGTAAAACTATCGAGCCGCACCTATACGGTTGGTCACAGGCCGGAATGATCGAACTATACAGCGGGTCGTTCCCCGAGCGTTTCCGCTCTGTTCGGGTGATGGTTAAGCATGGGTACCCGTCCCTACCGGCGTTCGCGTCCATTGTTACCAACACTGTTTTAGGCGCTATGTCTAGCCCTATGGGCGCTACCCGTGAACAGGCGGGCGAGTTGTCTATCGCTTGGGAACGCAACGGGTTGCAGCTAACCAGTAAGGACAAGGAAACCCTGGCCCCCTATAAGATTCAGTCTTGGACGTGACATGTTACCTCCTTTCGCCTATAGCCGTGGACGGCAACAGAAAGTCCAAATCTTGAAACCTAAGACTGTTTGGCAGTCTGGGCAGATGGTGGACACGCGCGAGTCCGAAGTTCTGTGTGAATCTGTGTGCGTATGGTCACAGACTGAGGCGTCTTTGAGTGCTGGCGGCAAACAGATCACGCAGGGCACTAGAAAACTATATTTACCCCCCAACGTGCTAACCGACTGGGAAGTTACCGACGGGTACATTAAAGGTATCGAAAAGTCACGGTTGCGAGTCCGGTTCGAAGATGGCGGGCGCGACTGGGAAATTATCGACGAAGTGCGCCATGTGAAAAGTATTTCTAAAGCACTTGATCACCAGTTCATGACATGCCGACGATTGGAAGGCGGCGACTAAATGCCCTGGAAAACCAAAACTATTTTGAATTGGGAAGGCGCAAAGGCAACAATGCACCACCCACTAATCATTTCAGACATTAACCGGCGGGCATGGCAAATCGCACACGCCGCCGGACCCGGCTATGTGGTTAAGCAACGCCATAAGCGCGTTGTGCGTTACGGCGCGGAAGTGCGCGCGGATTCTTACGACGCGAAGCGCCGTGAACAAGACGGCGAAGGCACGCTGATTGGGGCAATCAATGCCGGTAGAGTCTGACCTAGTCACCGAAAACGGGTTTGACGGATTCACGGAAGCTTTAGCCGAGTTCCTGAACGCCAAGCTTGACTTTCCCACCTATGGGCAAATTCCCAACCCGCGCCCACCCGCCTTTTTGGTTATCACCCGTAACGGCGGCTGGCTAAGCAAAGTGACCGACACTGTCTATGTGCAGTGTGAGGTTTGGGCGGATACCAAGGGCAAGGGTCTAGGTATGGTGCAGCAGATTAGGGAACTGCTTATCCGGCAACCGCTTTCCCATATCGGCCCGTACCGAGTCTTTCACCGGTACGAAGTGTCTAGCGCAACCTACCTGCCCCTAGTTAGCTCCGATGATATCCGATGGCAGTTTGAGCTTGGTTTCAAACACCAAATCAGAAAAGAAAAGGTCTAATGGAATACCCAATGATTGGAACAGCCCCCGGCACGGCCAATGGTAGGCCGTTCGGTGTTGGTGACAAGATTCTAGTCATAGAAGCGGGCGAACGCGCGCGACTTCTACATTACGGGGAAGCTATCGACGATGAGGCAACCCCTACCCCCACGGAAAACAAGGCTTTTACGCCCGAGACTAAGGACTGATCAATGACCTACGCGAAGCTTAACCTTGACGCTATCCGTCAGTTTGGTTCCGTTGACGACTCTATCTCTATGGCGCCGGTCGGAACCGCTATGCCTACCGCGTTGCTGGCGGCTGACGCGGCCCTGCCCTCCCCCTGGGTTGAGGTGGGCTGGAACTCCGAAGACGGATACACGTTCTCGCCCAACGACTCTACGGATAAGCGTAAGGGCCACCAGGGCCACGAAATCTACAAAACGATTATGACCGAGTCCAACACGGAATTTTCGTTTGTGGCCTTGGAAACCTCCCTCACGACTTTCTCTATCCAGTGGGATATTAAGAAGAGTGAGGATTTGGCGGCGGGTGGTGGACCCGGTAAGCCCGCAACGCAGCTAACCCTTTCGTCCGCGCGTTCTATCAAGTCTGTTGCCTTGGCTGTGCGCACTTGGTCTGAGGGTTACCAATATATGTATTTGATTCCCCGGTTTGAGATTGGGGAGCGCAGCGAGTATAAGCTGTCCGCTACCGAGGATACCGCATTTAACGTTAAGGGAACCATTATCGGTAACGTGACGCTTATCACGGACGATCCGGCCATTAAGAATGGACTGAAGCTGTAACCGCGTGCTATCCTTGAGTTGTTGAGCCGATGGTTTGACATTTCCTTTCTGTGTGTTGTTCGGGAAACGCCACCCATGCCTAGTGCGTGGGTGGCGTTTCTTGTATAATAGGATCAAGAATTAACAGTTACCCCAATGGAGGTTGCAATGTCTGAAACCACTGTTACTATGACTACCGCTGAGATGGCTAACCAGCTACACGCTAAGGTTCCCGAGGATCACAAGCCCCGCAAGGTAGATGATAAGGAAGCTATGGCCTTAGCTAACGAAGCACTTAGCGGCGTCATTACCGTAACCGTGAACGGCGTAACGTGGGATGTTGATAAGGCCGCGTTTAACGACTTCCGCCTAATGTACGCGGCAAGCAAGGGCGACATTATGCCAATGTTCAATGCTCTAGTTCCTGACGGCGAAGCTGTTGAGAAGCTATTCAAGACTATTGCTCTACCTGATGGCCGAGTGCCGGTCGACCAAATGGCGGCGCTACTCGAAAAAATCAGTGAGCGGGTAGGCATGGGAAAATAACAGCCCTGCCCGGCGTGGTGGCAGAATATACGCCCGAGCTTGAGGCAGACTTCCAGCGCTTTTACGGCATTGACCTTGCCGATCTGTGGACCGGCAAAATGAGTCCCCGTAGGGCTTGGAACCTTGTTGAAAACCTCCCGGCGGGCGCGGCGCTCTGGCAAGCTATAGGTGGCCCGAACGCATGGACCGGCGAAGAACATGCACTACACACTTGGCTATGGAAGTTAACATGCGTAGTGTCGGGCGGCTTTGGGGCCGAACAACGTGACATGCCGGAACGACCTAAACCGCCCGAGATTGGGTGGCGAGAAAAGCTGCGCGCTAAGGCTTTGCTGGAAAAGGCGCGTATTGCTAGAATTAAGGCAAGGAACAAACGCCAAGCTAACGGTTTGGCACCAGCTTAGTTTCCCCGTATTGAGCAATGAGCGCTCTTGTATTGGCCCCGCCTGAACTGGTTGAATATCCCGGATCAAATATTTTAGCCGCCGGTTGTTTTATTCATAATGTTCAGAGTGGGGCCAAGTTTTAAACGTTAGGCAGGTAGCATGGCGAAGACACAATATATTGAGTTAGCCAACACTTATGTGTCAATCGTCCCGACTGTCAAGGGCGCGGCTGAAGCCCTTGACAAGGCGTTCGGCGGCGAAAAGGAAAAGTGGGAAAAAGCCGCATCCCGTCTGGGTAACCGGATGGTAGAAGCTATTGTGAAGCTTTGGAAAGACGCTAGCAAAAAATACAACATGGCTAGCGGCTTTGTCACTAAGCTAAAGGCAGACATTCAAAAAGCCTCCCCGGAACTTAAGGCCGAGTATAAGAAAATGGGTGAGAACATCACCCGCATCACTTCAAATTGGAGTGAGCTTAACCGCAACATTATTAAGTCTTCCTTTGGGCGTATAAAAGAAGATCTGAACATTGGCGGTATCCGCGCTAGTGTCTCTAAGGAAATGGCGGGCATTAGCGCCGCGTTCGCAGGGGTGGGCGTGGGCGCTGTTGAAACTGGTAAGCGGCTAAAACAAGCTTTTAACGGCTCTAAGCTTGGTAAAGCCCTTGCGCCCGAGTTCGAGAAAATTCAAGCTAAAGCCAATAGCGCTTTTGACGCTGTGATAGTGAAATCGGTCAAGGCGGCGGCAACTATAGATCTTTTGACGATCCCGTTTCGCCGCTTGGCGGCGGCGGCTGAAGCGGCAAAAACCAAGCTCACATATGCGTTCTATGGTTTAAGTGATCAGATCAAAAAAGCTATCGAACCGATCAAAGCTAAATTTGCTGAGGTGTTCGACAAGATAAAAGAGTCAGCCTCAAAGTTTGTTGACGGCGTTAAGGATCGTTTCGGCAAGATTCATGAGGCCGTCGCTAACGTGGCCGGTAAAATCACGGCCCCTTTCACCAAGGCGTTTGGCAGTATCTCCGAAGTGTTTAAACCTCTCACTTCTTCTATAGGCAACCTGGCCTCAACGATTGGTAAGGGCGTTAGTGGTGCTGTCGGCTACGTGGGCGGCGCTATCAAAACGCTAGCGACTGAACACGCCCAAACGCTGTATGGGCTTGTCAGCAACACCACAGGAACTATTGGGAAACTTAAAGGCGCTGTCAAACAGGGCGCACAAGGCATGTTTAATGTATTGCCTGAAGAAACGCGCAAGTCTATTAGTGGGATGGTTGAAAAGTTTAAAGCTTTCAACCCCTCTTCACACCTGTTAGGCCCTTTAAAGGCTATGGGTAACACGGTTGGGTTCTTTGCTGGCCAAGCTGGTAAAGCGCTTGAAGCATCGTTTAACACTGCCATTGCAGGTGCTGTGGCGGCTATCGGTGCGCTTAGCGCGGCTATCGCCTCACAACTAGGTGGGGCTATTGAACGTGTAGACACGGCACACAACTTCCCCCGCATCATGCAGAACATGCGCGTCTCTACTGATGATGCGTCAGCCGCCTTAGCCAAGATGGACAAGGCCATTACCGGCTTGCCCACCAAGCTTAATGACATGACCGATATGTCTGTTGCGTTGAAGTCGGCCATGCCAGACAAAGAAATGTCCTATGTTTCTGACGTGGCTATCTCCCTTAACAACGCTCTGCTTGCTGGCGGTAAGGGTGCTGCTGAAGCTAACCGCGCGTTCGTGCAGTACACGCAACAGTTAGCTAAGGGCAAGGTGGACATGCAGTCCTACCGTGCCCTCATGGAGGTTATGCCCGCGCAGCTAAACCAAATCGCAGAAGCGTTGCTAGGTGCTGGGCACAATTCGCAAGAACTGTATACGGCCATGAAAGATGGCACGGTTTCGTTTGACGATTTTAACGCCGCACTAATCAAACTCAATAGCCAAGGCGTTAACGGGTTTGCGTCATTCACAGATCAGGCCAAGTCAGCTACACGCGGCATTGAAACCGCGTGGGGTAACGTCAAGAACCAGATTCAGCGCGGTTTGGCTAAGATCATTGACGCTATCGGTTATGAACGCATCCTTGGTGTAATCATGAAAGTGCAGGAATACACCAAGGCGTTCTTTAATGAGATTGTCAAGTTCATTAACGTAGCTAACAAGGACGGCGGTAAGGCGTTCTCTGGTTTCGCTGACGCCATTCCGTTCATTGGCGCGGCTCTGGGCTTGATCCTCCCTAACCTGCCCATTATTGGCGGGCTGTTCTCCGGCCTGACCGCTGGGGTTGGCTTGTTCATTGGCATTATTGTTCTGGCATGGACGAAGTCTAAAGAGTTTAGGGACTCCGTCTCTAACCTTGGTGACGAACTTGTCAAGGCTGGCCAGAAGCTAGCCCCCACTATTGCGCAGCTTCAAAAGTTCGTAGACGTGCTTGGGGAAGCATCGGGCCACCTGTTCGCTAGCGCTATCAACAAGACGATCACGCCGGTTGCCAAGGACTATGCTAGCCTTGAAGGCCCCTTAACTAGGGTTGTGTCTTTGCTTAACACTTCAGCTATTCCGATCCTATCGGATATTGGAGACATGTTCCTAGACATTGTCGCAATGGTAGAAAACTTTGCTTTTGGGTTGATGGGGGAACTCATAGATAAAGTGTCTACTGCTTTAGGTCGTATGGCGCCCGCGCTAAAGACAGTAGTGGACGGGTTCAAAAAACTTTGGGATTTTATTATGCCAGTCCTATTGCCGGCTTTTAAAATTATTGGCGGGGCGATAGGTTGGGTTGTCGGAATGATTGTTGACCTATCAGGGGCTCTGCTGGGCGGGATACTCAAGCGGATAGCCGCCGCGTTCGAGTCCCTAACGGGGCCGCTCGATAAGGCCGCCCCAAAGATGAAAGAGTTCGGCGACAAGATGGTTAAGGGCTTTAACGACGTTAAAAGCGCGGTGGAGCAAGCCTGGAATAAGGTTGAACCGTTTGTCGAGTGGTTGGGGTCCGCGCTCGCTGGCCTTGGCATTGGGGCTCTAGGTTTAATCGCTGACGCCTTTAAATGGTTGTACGACGAGGGGATGAAGCTTGTTAATGAGCTAATGCCTTATCTGCAACCTATTTTTGATCAGCTTGTAGCTGCTTTCGACAAGCTTAAGCAAGTGTTTATTGCTGACGTTCTCCCCGCCCTCAAGGACGGCTGGCAGTACTTGCAGGCAGCTTTCAAGGATGGCGGCAACACTATGCAGACTGTGTTTAACGCCGTGGGTGCCGTGCTTAAGTGGGTTTGGGACTGGATTATCGGCCCCGTGTTTGAGCTAATCAAGGTCGGTATCAAAGTTCTACTTTGGGTTATCAACCTTAACATTGAGCTTATCAAGGCCGCGTTTAGGGGCATGGCCGCCGTAGCCCAGTGGGTTTGGGACCATGGCTTGAAGCAAACCTGGGACGCTATCAAGTCTGGCGCTGACGCTGTCGGCAAGTGGTATCGTGACAACCTGGCCCCGATCTTCACTTCTTTCTGGAATGGTATAAAGTCGGGCTTTAAGACAATGGGTGACGTTGTTAGCACGGCTTGGGACGGTATCAAGGACGCCGCTAAAACCCCTGTCCGATTTGTCATTGATACTGTATACAACAAGGGTCTCAAGACCTGGTTTAACACGGCGGCTAGCACTATCGGTATTAAAACCCGTCTGCCTGACATTAAGGCTGGATTTGCGTCCGGTGGTGTTCTGCCCGGCTACACTCCGGGTCGGGACGTGCATAAGTTCTATTCCCCCACCGGTGGGGCTTTGGAGCTTAGCGGCGGTGAGGCTATCATGCGCCCCGAGTGGGTTAAGGCTGTTGGTGGCCCGTCGGCTGTACACCGCATGAACCGGCTTGCCGTGCAAAGCGGCGGACACGCTTTTAGCTATGGTGGCGACGCTGGGCAGACCGCTTTCGCTGACGGCGGCATTTTGGGTGACGCTTGGGGTTGGATCACAGACAAGACCGGTAAAGCTTGGAACTGGACCAAAGACAAAGCAAAGTCAATCGGACATGCGTTTATGCACCCACTCGAAACCATTGAGAAACTAGTGCTCGCCCCTACCCGTAAACTGTTGGGCAAGGTCACTTCCGGCGCTGTTGGTGACATGGTTAAGGCTATGCCGCCCATGTGGTTTGACCGCCTAAAGGCAATCTTTAAGGGTGAAACTGAAAAGATTGGTGGCGGTGACCTTGTCAACACAGCCCGTAAGGCTATCGGTACCCCATATGTGTGGGGTGGCGTGAACGTGCCCGGCGGTGTTGACTGTTCAGGTTTGATTGTGTGGGCTTTGCGTCAAATGGGTAAGAATGTCCCCCGTCACACGGCGTCGTCTTTCCAAGCTAATTCTTCCCCGATTGGTTCCCCCGCCCCGGGTGACCTTGCGTTCTGGGGTGGCGCGCCCGGTATCGGTGGCGCGCACCACGTCGCGGTTGTGTCTGGCCCTGGCCGTATCATTGAGGCCCCCACCTTTGGTATTCCCGTACGTGAAACCAGCGTCTACGGCGCGGTAAACTATGGGCACTTCAAATACGATCAAGGCGGCTGGTTGCGCCCCGGCGTTACGACTGTAGTCAACAAGACTGGGAAACCTGAGCCGGTGTTCACCTCCAACCAGTGGCAAACCCTGAAGAACAAGGGTGTTGACAAGGCGTCACTGGTTGAGGCCCTTAACGGCTTGTCGGTGACTCTCAACGTGGGCGGCCAGGATATGAACGCA